GAAAGCTTCGTTACTTGCTTCTGATACACCTAACTCAATAGGTTTTAATCTATTAATAGGATTTAATTTAATCATGGCACCTAACTGATTACCATCTAACTTTAGTCCAAATTTTTTAGCTGCAAATAACAAACCACCTGATAGGTCTCCTGCTTCGTTAAATATAGCAAGATTAGAATCAAATAATTCTTCTAAGTTTATATTGACTTCTTTGCCTGCAAAAGGCCCTCTATCATATTTAAATTTTTTTATGTCTCTAACTTTTTTTCTTGCTGGTCTACCAAAGATTTGTAAAGTTACGTTTCTTGTTGATGTAAGATGATCCACCCACTCGTCAGCAGAATATCTGCCTGGGCCTTTACGCATTATCCAATCGTAAGTAGAAGAACCAAAAGCAGGAGCGATGTCATCTCCCATATGTAATTCTTTTGTTTTCTTTAACCTTACTGGTGGGTTTCTTAATTCTGTTTCAACAAGCTCTTGTCCGGTAGCCTGTGACCCCTTACCTTCATAAGTTAAAAGTTTCTGTTGTTTTCCGGTAGTCGGTACTGCTGATTCTTTTTTTCCAAAAAGTTTCTTACCGAGTCCCAGTAAAGATTTAAGGGACATAGTCCTTCCTAGTACATTTTTGTAGGTTTAGTCTTTGCTAAGCCACCACCTCTTGCTTTAACCATTGATCCTTTGTTAACAGAGTAAACAACAACAGGATTACCTGGTCTTGCTGGTCCTGGATATTTTAATTCAAATCCTTTATCTTCTTTTGGTGGTGCACCCGTTGGCCCTGCAGATGGTCTTGGTCTACCAGTTGGTCTTCCACCAGGTCTTGGCCCTTTTTGAGGTGTTCTAGCTGTACCGCCTAATGGCCCCGCACCTTTTTTTCTTCTTCCCTTTGAAGATGCACCAGAATCAGCTCCGCCACCTTTATCGTATCCCGTAGGTAGTTGCATCATGCCACCACCCATTTTTTTAGTAAGTTGGTCTTTGATTTTTTGTGGGTGTTCGACAAACAATCTTTTTCTAATTCTTCTAGCTTTATTTTTCAAAACACCAAATTTACTTTTCATCTCTCCAACTGTACCAGTGTCAGCACCACCACCTTTGTTGAATCTCTTCATCATGCCACCACCCATTTTTTTATTTTGTTTTTTTTCTTTAGCTTCTTTCTTTTTCTTATCTAAAAATGCTTTTGCAGCCATACCTAATCCTGCAACACCTAAAGCAATTTTTCCAACAGTTGTTGCTCTTGCTACTTTTTTAATTCCTTCCATAGCTTTAGCTCGTTTATTAAATTCAGCAGCACTCTCTCCTGGTTTAAAACCTTTAAGTTCTCGCATAGACTGCATTGATGTAGGCTTACCAGTTTTTTTATCAATTAAACCTCTATCTACATTCTTCATTCTATCAGTTAGAGTTTTACCTCTTATGCTACCACCCACTCTAAATCCTAAAGCTTTCTTTTTCATTTTGGCTACTTGAAAGGCACCTGGCATTTTATCTTCTACCATTTTTTTACCTATCATGGCTGCTCCCATAGCAGCTTTCATTACACCACCTCTTTTTTTACCAGCTCTAAGAAGTTTGAAATCTTCTGCATCAATTCTGTTGTTTTTATTTTTATCTAACTTTGCTTGATTACCTGTTAAGCCACCTGTATTCATTTTTTTACTACTTGCAGATTTCATTGTAGATAAATCTAAATCAATTTTTTTGACTCCTTTTACTGCTTTATCCACATTAGTTCTTTTACCGTATTTATCTGTATAAGTTCCTGTTTTTATAAATTTTAAAAAATTTTTTTTATTCATCTCTGACATAAGGTTCCTTAATAATATTTATATTCCTTTTCTAATTTTATTGGCGGATCATCCCAATCATCAGAATAGGTACTTACAAATCCACCTTGTCGATATCTTAACACAGCTTGGGTCATGCTGTCTACATAGTCATCGTATTGACCATTAGGAAACGCAGCACATTCCTCA